GTATTACTAACGCCTGTATGCCATAGATTGCACCCACCCCTGCGTTATGCCGGGCGTGGTCAGGCATCTGTGTACGGATGTGTGGTCGATTGCGTGCAAGTTTCACGCAGGTCAATGAAGAAAAAATTGCCTAAAGATTCTGTAGCGGCTTGCTACCCCTTGATGAATTACAGGTCTTATGAGCAGGAGCCAGCGGTGACGCAGGGTCTCCCGGTATCAGGTGGTCTGCGCTTATCTGGTTGCGATTTGTAAAGGCTTGATTACAGATATGACAATGAGTTGCGTTTGCCTTGATGATTGCTCTGGCTGCTCGATAGGCCGATGAGTAGATGCTTTGCTTCCTTGCTCGATAGATTGGATCCTGATACCGCTTCTTGTCCCTGAGTCGCTCATACTCTCTGCGACAGGTTTGGCAGTAATCACCTTTGTCTTGGTGTAATCGTTGACACTTTAGGCATGGTCGCGGTAGGCGCATCCTTCCAGCCTAGTCAAATAGGGTTGTTTCTTTTTCCCTGCGTTCTGCCCACTTGAGTCGGCCTTCGATGATTGGCAGATAGTCCTCGGTCAGCTCGATGCCGATGAAGTCAAAGCCCTCAAGGATTGCTGCCTTACCCGTTGAGCCTGATCCTGTAAATGGGTCTAGGACTATTCCGTTCGGTGGTGTGACCAGCTTGATTAGGTAACGCATTAGGTCAGTTGGTTTAACTGTCGGGTGGAAGTTCTTAGCGCCTGATGTGCGACCTGCGCCTGCTCGTGGCGAGTTCATGCCAGCAGAACCTTCTTGTCTGTCAACCATTTCACCAGCACTAGTTTCCTCTAGTTCCTCTAGCCCTTCGTTCCTGTCACGCTTTGAGGCTTTAGGGCAGTAGAAGAAGCGTGATTCCTCACCTAGTATCTCTGCGGTGTATTCGTCAAGGATTACATTTGCAGGCCAGCGACCTTGAGAGTTGTCGCTCATCTCGCCATTACGACCTTCGCCTGTCCCAAATTCGTAAACGCCATTCGCAACGCCTAATCTTGGTTGTGGCACGCTTGGTTTGGTTCCCTGAATCCTGCTGCCGTCAATGTTTAGACCGCCTGTTCCGTAAGTTAGGACATTCTCTGCGACTGTTCCGATTAGGGGTTTTCGAGCGACAACGATAGGTTCGAAGGCAGGCTTTAGTGCTGTTCCCCATCCTTCCCATTGTTTCGCTTCAGGAGTTGCAGGTGCGGTTATTTCCGCTCCCTTGTCGGGATTGTTGTAACCAGCGGAAGCATCAGTTTTGTAAAATTCAGGTGCTAAATTTCGATTTCGTTGGTTCATTATGCTTGGCTCTCCGTTTTTGAATCGCTCAATTTCGGCTGACCTGAGCCTTACCCAATCTGGCTTTAGTCCAACAACTTCTCTCTCTGCCCCTGCTGCTTTGTCCATTGCTTTTGATACATCCAGCGACTTCGGAAATCCTGATCCATACATCCACGCGATAGAGTCCCTGATCTCAAAACCTGCATCTTCTATTGCGACAACCATGCGGTGATGTGTGCGTGTGCCGCCAAAGCTAAGTAAGTGACCGCCGGGTTTTAGAACTCTCAGGCACTCTTTCCATAGTTCGACTGAATAGGCGATGCCTGAGCTATCCCACTTCTTGCCCATGAAGCCAAGTTCGTATGGTGGGTCGGTGACGATGCTATCTACTGAATTTTCGGCGAGTTTAGGCAGGATGTCTAGGTTGTTGCCATGATGGATTGTGTAGGTCATTTTCTTTTCTTCATAAATAGAGCTTGCGATACACCTTGCCGTCAGGCCACACGCCCTCATGGGTTGCCTGCTCGTATGCGGTTTTGATTGACGCTGCCCTCTTCCAGATAACTTCACTCGGTAGGGCAAAGGCGTAGTAAAGGACACAGCTTGGCGTCTCGTAGGTTTCAATCAGTTGGTCTAGCCGCTGATATTCGTTCTCTTTGAAGTTCAATGATCCCTTGACATTGACCAGGGTCAGTCTGCTGTCGCTGGTGACAATGAAGTCAGGCAGATTGCGGACCAGTAGCGGTAGCTCGTAAAACCTGTCAACTGGTGCTTTCTTTTCGTCAAAGCCGAGTCTGGTGACCCGTAGTTTTTTTTCTTTACACCATGCCAGGAAGATGTCCTCACCCTGATTGCTCTCAATCGAGTTGCGCTCTTGGTAGGTGTTTGAACCCTTCATTGTGTGGTATCTGGGTTGCGTAGTTGAGTGACTGATCTGCTTGTGTTTCTAATGACTTCCTCAGTTGCCACCGCTACCAGTTTCATCATCTCATCATTGGTGAGCATTCGGTTGCCATTCTGGATTTGTGCCAGCGTTATGTGCTTGACCAATGTTAATGCACCCATCATTGCGCCCTCAGAAAGTATCTTGAGTGACTCAGCTATAAAGGTATCTTGGAAAGACCACAGGTTGAAGATGTTTTCAGGCGTGATGTCAGACACTTAGGTCATTCTCCTGTGCGATTAGGGTTTGCACTATGCGGTTGAGCATGATGCTGTGCAGTCCATCGGTCAGGATACTGGCCTCAATGTAGCTCGCCAAATCTTCTCTGATGCAGTCAAGGTCTGCTGACCAGACTAAGTTCGGGTCTCTCAGTAATGCGGCGGCCTGTCTGAAATCCGCTATCTTGCGAGTCAGTTCTCTAGTAGCCATTTGGTTAGCTCCGGGTTGTCGCGCAGGATCATTAGTTGAGAGTTCTCCCATACTGAGATGAAGTGATGCTCCCAGGCTTCATAAGTCATTTTTCCTTTTTGCCCTGTGTCGAAGGTGAACCGGGCAGCGTGCATCAGTTCATGCCAGACTGTCACCTTCTTCTTTGACTCAGGTTGATTGCGGTCAATCACAATGATGTTGCGGAAGTCTTGGGTGTAACCAAGATTGCCCTCGCATAGCATCGGGTCACCCTGCGTGTCCATCTCTACTAAATCCCACATCTGCGCCCCTACTTTGACTCTGGCAGGTAGCGTTCCTGAAGTGCCTCGACCTTTGCGATTGCTTCCCATAGTGCTTCCTGTGCGATTCGTTGTGTGCTGTAATCTTCGCAGATATTGTCTAGTGCGGCCTTGACCTCGTCAAAGATGTCGCGTGTCGCATGTTTGTATCCATTCTTTTGCCCTGTCTCGAAGCCCTGGTTGAAGGCCAGAACAGCTTGCTTCGCAATGATTTCCTGAAGGTCACTCATTTCTGCTCTCCTTTTCTTCGTCCCGACCTAAGAATCAGATTGGCGGCTTTCCACCAAATTACAAGAATCAAGATGACTGCGTTGGTGGCTATGACTGTATTTAAAAATAGCTCAATCACTTCTGCTCTCCTTTGATTCTCTTTAACTTGTCAGCGAGCCTCACCTCTATCACATTGGTAAATTCATCTATGGTTAGGTCTGCGAACATCGGGTCGTATGGATTCACTTCCGCCGCCTCAGACCAGTCTGTAAGCAAACCTGACTGCTCAGCTTTGACAAGTTGCTGACGGAACTCAATGGCCTTTAACATCTTGCTAACCCATCGGTTTTTTTGTTTTCTTTTGTTCATTTCTAGTAGCAGTAGCCCGACTACTAACCAGCCACAAATCGCAATAGTCCATGAAAGAATACTTTCACTCATCTTTCATCTCCTCTGCGACCTGCTTAATTGGCTGAAGCGGAACATTTATGCCATGAGCGCGTTCGTTCTTCAAGTGAAACTCTAGGCTCTTGATTTTCTCTATTCTGAAGCCTGACCAACGCTTTGAGTCGGTCTCGACTATCGGTGCAGCCGTCAGGCCAAGTTCGTTAAATCGCTCTATGGCCTTTGGTGTTAGCTTCCGAGTCTTATAGATGATGCCGCGCTTGTCGAACTGTCTTTTGGTTGATTCGCATTGAACGCAGTTCGGTTTGGTCCATACGACAATCGACATCACAGTCTCGCTCCTGTCGTATAGGTCAGGATGCTTCTGGTCTTGTCAATCTGATCGCAGGCTCTCTGCCAGCCTGTCATCTCGGTCTTGCCTAGCTCAAGGCTGATGACCTTCGTGTCTAGGTCAAACTTTATTTTTGCAAGTGCGTGTGCAACACCAGCGCGGAAGGCGCGGTCATGGGTTGCTTCGAGTTCCCCGCTGAAGAATGCGTCAGCCATCCACTCATAGATTCTCTGCCAGATACTCGGCTTCAATGTTTTCTCCTCTCAGTTCTTTGACTGCCCAGCGCAATGTCTTGGCGGTTGATTTGCGGTTGTTGTTCCATTCAAGGTTTGCCAGTTCGTCAATTGCATCAAGGCAGGCTTCAAAGCCTCGGTTGAACTGATGCATCTCGACATGGTCGAGTAGGCGGTCAATCCCTTCGCGTAGTTCATCAGGCCTCATTGCAGTCCCTCACAATCAGATCAACGATGAGACCAAGTGAAAAACCAGAGTATCCGTCTTTCTGAGAGTCCTTGAGCATCTTGATGATGTCTTGGATATGGTAGCGCCGCTGAGCTAGTTCTAGCGGCATGGTGTGGCTTGGTAGTTCTGTTTTCATTTCTTTTCCCCTGTGTCGTAGTTTTTCTCGCTAAAGTTCACGCCTAAATGTGCGAGCAATGCAGCAATGAAGAATGGTAGTGGAATAAGCCAGTCAAGATTCATTAGAACCTCCCTCTATAGCAAAGCAAGCAAATTTGAGATTCTTCAAGGTTTGGTTTTTTCTTTAGAAGTTCATCGACTGCGATTCTTTGATCATCTAATTCTGCCCATCCTAAATAAGTAACCTGTTCAATCGGACTACTTGGCTTTCCAAGCCAATCGCCGCCATCATTTGCACACGCGGTAAACCATTGATTATCTTCTTTAAATAGAAAATGAATTTTCTTTCCGCGACCTATAAAACCAAAGGTATCGGTCATCTCCCACATTTCGGCTTCCTTTCTTTTGCCTTGTGACAAGGGTATGACGGAAGCTGGAGGCAGGGACAGAAAAACGCCTCATTGTTATCAAAGCGTTATCTGCCCGGTTTGATTTTGACCGCAGTAAACACCCTCTGGTAGTCGGGATCGTGGCCGTTCTTACGGAGTAGGACTAGCTGGATCAAGACCTCCCAAGCCTCCTCTGTAGCCGCGAACCTTCGCCCGGCCAGCATGGTGACGATGTTGTGACAGCCTTTGCAAAGGGCAATGAGATGGTCATTCTCCGGGTCGTTTTCTTTTCCCCTAACATGGTGACTTGATAAGCCCTTATGTTTGTGCTGGTTGCATAGCTGGCAGATGCCCTCGCTCAGCCCAATGGTCTCTCTTCGTTTGCCACCGAAGTAATCCTGGTCCACGCGGTTAGTGTCAGCGCAGCGGCGTGAGCAGAATATCTGGCTGTTGCTTAGCGGCCAAAAATCTTGATGACAGTATGGGCATTTGGTTTTTGGTTTGACTGCATTTCTTGCACTATAGGCTTCCATCCAATCCGGATAGAACCGCTTAATGGCATCGGTTAGGCGATCAACCTTTAGATTGTTTTCTTTTGCAAACTTGGTGATTGATTTTGATTCTTGTTCTAAGATTTCAAGGTATTCGGTGATTTTAGGCCGCGCGTATCTTATGCCTGTTGGGTTTTTATTGACCTGCGTCGCGCTGTTCACTTTTTCGGACACCGATTTGTAAGTTCTGCCTAGTCGGTTGGCAATCTGCGCAATGGTCAAATGGTTGACCCATGCCTTTAGTTGTTCAACCTCGGCATCCGACCAGTCAGAACTCTGCACCGTTCAAGTTTAGAAGGGTAATTCGTCTTTGCTGGTATTTACAGCCTCAACTGATTCGGCTCTTACTTTGATTGAAACGCCAGTTGTTCCATCGCGCTTCTCAAAGATATTCAGCCCGGTAATCCTGCCCTCGACCGTCACCTGCTTGGCATCAGGAAAACTCCCGCTGAAGGTTATGTCATAGACGGTCTTGTCAACTGTCTCCCACACGCCCTCTGAGTTTTGCTTCCGCTGATCCACCGATACCTTGCCAGCAGCCCCCCAGTCAAAAACCTTGACATCGTTGAGCCAGCCAGTAATCTGCACCACCGCTTGATTCTTAGTCATTTGTTGCCTTTCTATGTTCTGGGTTCACGCAATCTAGGTGTCCGCACTTCGCGATCCCTAGCATTACGAGTTCCCCGTCTTCGTTTATTGGTGTGACCATGTCCTCGGCATAGTTGCCTTGCCAAATCAAACAGTCTCCAATTCTTGTTTGTTTTCTTGCCCGGCAAGATAGACACAAGTCCGGGTTTTTCCGGGTCGGGTCTATCGGCCAGACTATTCCACATCTGGGACATTGTTTCTCCACATCACAAGCCTAGTTTCTTTCGCAGGCTCTTAGGTGGAGGCACTGCCTTAGCTTGTAATTCTGCCATCTCACGCAGGTAGGCATCGGATCTCTCTTTTTCTTTATCCCTGCGTTCAAGGTGTGGCGTGTCGGCCTGCGCCGCTGCATTTTCCCAGCTATCTGCATTGAGCCATGAGGCAGGGTATTTGGTGAAGTCAGGGTTGCGCTTTGGGTCGTTGCGGTAGGCAATCACCCCGGCAAGGATGTCCTCGAAGGTTGCTCTCTTGAGTGCCGACCTAAATGCCCTAAATGCTTTGGCCTTATCTAGCTTTCTAGGGTAGCAATTCCAGAACTCGTCAAACATTTCCTGCTCATGCGTATATAAGTTCATATTAGGTTCTTTATTAAGTTCTGGTGAAACAGGCTTCACCCCTGAATGACTCTGGATTTCACCCCTGACTGCACCAGATTTCACCCCTGTTCGATGGTTAAGCGATCCATCACAATCTTCTGGGCACTCAAGCATGAGGTAATAGCGATTGGTTTTATATTGCCCTTGCCCCAGACCACCCTGTTCAACAATCAGGATTTCTTCCATTTGCTGTAGGTCTCTGATAATTTGCTGCACCCTGCGCTCGCTGACTTTTGCGTATTTTGCAAGTGTGGCAATAGAAGGCCAAGCCCCTGCGTCTGAATGGTGATTAGCTATTCCCCATAAAACTAATTTGTGAGTGCCTTCAGTTTTAGAATGATGTAAAACGACTGTGACAGCTTCCGCTGACATTGTTCCTCAATTCTTCGGCAACAACCTAGAATTGAGTTGCCGATAGTGCGTTTATCGGTTATGAGGGCAGGTCGTTATTCGCGGCCTGTCCTCTTTCTATTCTATCAGCCTTTGGATATGGTTGAATTTTATAGCGAAGCTTTGACATAAGTTGTTTGCGTCTTGTCTTAGAGGCGTTGAGGTAGATGTAGCGGTGTTTGCGTGGTCGCTCGATCCAATACACCCTGTCACCAAACTTCTCAATGACCTCAGCATTTGTTAGTCCGTTCGCATAGGTCGCGTGATGCTGATTCTCTAGGCCCCTGAGCTTAGGGTCTTTAAACTTTGCGCTTAGGCCTGTATAAATCCAGTTGGTTGCTTGGTACACATAGCCCACATGGTTCTGCGAGCTGTCTGCATAACTGACAATAATTTCTCTATCTAGTAGATTCAGCGTATTCCCTATCAAATAACTTTCGCCGTTCTTGCCAACCGAGTCATCAACCCAAAGCCGCGTCAGTTCATATACATTGTGCGCCTCATCAGGGCCACAGATGCCCTTGAGCAAAGTGCTTGAGGCAGGCACACCATAAATCACCACACCGACAATTTGACCAACGCTGTCAAACATTCCAAATGCAAATGAGCATGGTGCTTTGCGGTGCAGGTAGTGATTAGCAATCACTATTTCTTGTGCAGTTGTGTATGGTATTTGGTCAATGAAATACTTTGCTGTCAATGACATTGTTAACCTCCAAGTGTCACTCTCTCAAACGCCTGCCTCGCGATGCGATCTCTTGCGCCACCAGCCCATCGTCCGGCGTTGAAGTAGAGCTTTTGGGTCCTAGTCAGTTCCCTTGCCTGCATCGCCTTGAGGTCAAGTTGCCTGCGTTCATAGGGAGTCATTTTGTCAATAGCGTTTTCTCGCATCTTTTTGGCTAGTAGTTCAATGTCCATGTCCCTCAAATCAGATACCTTGAACCGGTATTTTAGAGCCGTCAGGTGACAGTGTGAACCAGGTCAGGTCAAATTGGTCAAAAACAGGGGAAGAAAAATCATCCCAGCTTGCTAACTTATGACCAAAGTCTCGCGCCTCGGCTGCTACAGCTGCATTCGACTCAATAAGTCCGTTGTATTTCGCGCAGATAAGTATCAGGTTGTCCAATCTGTCAAGGCTCGGCCTGCCGCCCGATCCCCTGTTTTTCCGGTGATGTGGCACTAAGTCAACTCCTCCACAATGCCAACAGTGGGCATCCCGATTTTTTAGCTGGCGCAATAGCCTCTGAGCGGTCACAGAATGCCCGTAGGCAGCCTTTCGGGTCGGGGACAGGGTAAAGATACAAGACAACCCTGTAATCGCCTTACAGCCTCGATTCCTGCGACATTAGCTTGGCCTGTGTAGCCAAAACCATTGAAGCGGTCTCAATCGCCTTGATCTTCTGTCTTATCCTATTGAGTTCCGCCCGGCGCAAGTCTCTGGCAAGTCGCAGATCAGCAGATTCTAATCTTGCTATTGCCTCCCTGTCTCGAACTGTGCCGTTGGCATTAAGGTAGGCTTTCTGCTCGGCTAGGTCAAGGTCATACTCGGCCTCGGCTAGTTCCTTCTCAGCCTCAAATAGTGCAGTTGAGCCGCGCTGATTTTCCTGTATCAACTCGGCCAACTGCTTTTGTATTTCAGATATCACTTGATGTCCATTGTGTCAGCGAGTGCCCTGAGTTGGTCTAGGACTTCCTTCGGTGCGTTATTAGCTCTGGCCTGCGTATATAGCTTACGCAGTTCGGTCAGCGATGTCACGCCCTTAGCCACCTCTAGCCATTCCTGCATAGTGACTTTGGTCATTTCTTCCCTTGATGGTCTTTTTGACCCTGAGTAGATGTAGTTTGATAAGCACCTGCCCAAAGATGAAGTTTCGCACTTTTCGAGCGAAAAGCCATCGGTAGCCGCCTCACTTGCCCAGCCTGTAGTTTTTGGCAAGTCATTGGCCTGATCCCCAGCGGTGAGATACAACCGGGTTTCAGTAATCCACAGCTTCGGATCTGTGGTGTGGTTGATGGTGACCAACCTTGCATCGGCATTGGCAGGGTCACCCCAGAACAGCTTGAGTCGTTCCTCAACTGTTGCGTATTGCGACAAATCAAACTTTGCCATTGTTATTTTCCTTTTCTCTTGTGAACTACCAGGTAGGGCAGTCCGTCTTTCTTTGCTTGCCGGCTTGCTATTTTCACGCGCTTGCCGTCAATCTCCATGTATGCGCTCTTGGCGCGACCCATCGCATCGAGAACCTGTGATTTCATTTTCCGCAGTTCGGCCTCTGCCTCATCAAACTTATCCTGTGCGTTTGCTAAGTAGAACAGCGAGTCAATCTCGACCTCGGTATCGTCAATCTCTGGATGCTGATATCTGACCGCTTGATAGGTTGACTCCGACCCATCCCATTCAGGTCTGCGGTCATTTAGCAGGCACTCCATGAACTCGATGGATCTCTGACGCATAGCCTCAACTTCAAAATCATCGCGCTCAATCCAATAGTCATGCCAAGTCATTCCTGCGACTGCGACCAGCGCAGCTCTCTGCAGTCCCAGAATGTCTAGGTAATGCTGAACTTGCAGATAGTAACCAGCAGGTAAGTCCTCCCAAGTCTGTCGGCCTGTCTTGACCTCGATCACTATCCATTCCCCTGTCTCCTTGTGTTGTGCTAGAGCATCAGGGTTAGCGTGTCTAAATGGCAGCAGGTTGTCTTGGTATGTGCCGGTGCGAAAGATTTCATATTCAGGATGTTCCTCCTGCCACAGCTTCAGGATTGGCTCCTCAAAGGCTTTGCCAAATCGAATAGGCCAGTTCTCCTCAACTGTGTTTGGTATCAAGTCATTCTTGACGCAATATAAGTGAAATGCGGACTCAAAAGGATTCAATCCGCACACGGTCGAAATGTCCGATCCACCTATACTCATTTTTCTGACCTCATGCCATTCTTTTGTCCCAGCTTCAAAGATGCCGAGTAGTGTTGCGTTGCCTAGTGTTTCTGGTGCGTATGTTTTCATAGCCATAGTCTTACCCTACCCACCGACATTTTGGCAATAGGGTTGATTTATGGGCCATTTTGACGAGAAGCACTACCGCCTGCTGAGAGCTATCCACGAGGCTGGTGGCACGCCCTGTGAGGACTTTCCTGAGCTATTCTTCCCAGAGGATGTCCGAGACCCGATGAAACGCCAATTAGCCGTCTTGGTGGCGAAACGCCTATGCAACACCTGCCCGATCAGGGCCGAGTGTTTCAGGTATGCCGTTGAGACCGGGCAGAAGTTTGGCATCTGGGCAGGCACTCTGCCCCATGAAAGATGACGCCAGCTCCCCTAGCTTTCGTCTGGCTGATCTGAGGCGGCTCTTTTGCTCTGCTAGGCGGCGCGACCTGCAAACCCACTAAAACCCTATGGCATAAATGCCAGAAAGTCAATTAGCCCTCTTTGTGATTGACCACCGAGGTCAGGATGCTAAGCAGGCCAGCAGCTAGAGACATGGATACCAGTCCCATCCAGTCGATAGTAAACAGGCCCATTGAGCCAACACCTAGAAAAGCAACCGCAGACTGAGCTATAGTCTTGATTGCTCTCTCCAGGGCATAATTCCAAAACTTAGGACTAAAGAACTTCATCATCTTCCTCTCTTTCATCAATGAATCTTTCGGGATCGAAAACTGTTCCGATAAAGACTGAGTTTATCTTGTCACCGACGGTTAGGTGTAGGTGAGCACCCCTTGAGGCTGCACCTGTGTTGCCGACCAATCCGACTGTCTGGCTTTCTTTTATTTTTGTCCCTGCTTCCAACTTCGGCTTTTCCTTGAGGTGGCAGTAGCCAATGAAAACAGCACGCCCTTCAATTTGGTCCCAGACCGATTGCACTAGCACCCAGCCCAGGATTCCGGACCACTTGACTAACTGAACTGTGCCATCTGCCACTGCAGGGATTCGCATGCCTTCAGCTGGTGCGTAATCCAATCCCCGGTGTGGTATGATTCTGCGATCCTTCGATCCAAAGCGTGAGGTGATTAGTTCCTTGCTAAACGGATGTCTCATCCTATTACCACCCAAAGTGCTGCTATAAAGCCGGATAGTCCTGCACCCAAACCTGTAAGGGCGAGCTTCTCAACCCATTCAAGTCTTGCCAGAGCTCTTTCTAGGTTATTTACTCTGCTGGGTAAGTCTTTGAGGTTTTTGATGTCGGCAACTATTTCGATTTGTATTGCCTCAAGCTCGATGAGCTTGTTGTAGATGTCTCGTTGCGTTATGCGAACTGTGGCAGTTTCGTCACTCACTTGCTACCCAATCGCCAGCTTCTTCATCCCATGAATACATCACGCCGTCATTTGGCATCGGGGTTGGTGCTTTCCATCGGCAGGTGTCGTCATCAAGAATCCAGCTCGCAAACGGCTTAGGAGGAATGAAGGCATCACGAGCCTTGTCGTAACTATAACCAATACCTGCGTAGTTCTTGCGGATGTTTCCGTTGTAGGAGGTTCGCTTGCAATCGGCTGCGTTGAACCAGGGTCTAGTTCTGTAGAACTCTTCCCAAGCTTCAGAGCTTCCGCCGACAACTGTGCCGTCTAGGTCTGTTTGCGTTTCATTCTCATCAACACCCGTGATGACATTGGTGACGATGTTGTTTTCATCAAGTAGTGCATAGTGTGCCATCAAGCTGCCCAACTCACATTCCCAGAACCAGCAGTCAGGGTTGTGCACCGCTCATTGGTTCCAACTGACTGATTCAGAACACCAGCGGTTAAGCCTGCCCCAACTGTAAGTGTATAGGCGGCAGGGTAGCGAAGAATGACGATTCCAGAGCCGCCAAGTGCACCAGCTGTGTTATTTCCTCGACCAGCACCGCCGCCTGAGCCAGTATTTATTGTGCCAGCAGAATTTGAGGTGGATGACGCATTTCCACCCCCACCAGATCCACCAAGACTTTGAAGGCCCGGTGTAACTCCAGCTCCTCCCCCTGCCCTAGTGGTTGCTGTTCCTGTGACGGAACTAGAAAGACCATTACCACCATTTGCGGGGATGCTTGATTCGTAGTTTCCACCAGTGCCATTTGCCCCAGCCCCACCTCCACCGCCTCCGTTGCTTGGAGCTGTTGGGGTTCCTCCATCAAAACCCTGCGCCGTAGTTCCCAAACCTCCTGCTTGTTGATTATTTCCGCCGCCGCCGCCACAGCCGCCAGAGCTTCCCCCGACTGATGAACTAAATGCCCCTCGACCACCTCCAATTGAAGTAATAGTTGAAAATGATGTATTTGTGCCGTTGGAAGCCGAGCCTCCCCCACCGATTGAAACTGCATAATTTGTTCCAGCGACAAGACTCAGAGCTGACTCAGCACTTGAGTTTCTGCCAGAGTTTTCGCCTGTGACTGATGAGCGATAGCCACCAGCTCCCCCACCTCCCGGTTCATTGCTAGTAGGATGACCGCTACCCCCTGAACCTCCCCCGGCAATAACAAGGTATTGAACTGTTAGCGGTGCTGATACGCCTGCTCCAGCAACAGCAAGAATCCCTAATGGAATAGGCATTATGTGCTTATCTTTCCAACTACTCGATAGGTGTTAGCGGCAGTTTTGATCACCGTTGCGGCATTGAATTGTTGGTCAATCTTGAAGGTTGTCGCTGTCCCGGATGTCCCGGCACCTCCCCAATCAGATACTCCCGTTCCAGCCGCTATGGTTACCGTTCCAGCGTTTTCTCTTATTATGTCAATCCGCTCATAGGTGTTTAGAACATCTGGAACTGTGATGGTTACTGTGCCGCTGGTGACATTGATGACTCCGTTTGCCAGAGATGCGGTGACGGTCATTGAGGTCGTGATTGCAGTGCCAAGCGTTTGCACTTGGTTAGCGTTGATTGTTCCTGCAAATGAAGTAACGGGCCAGACCTGCTCATAGTAGGTTGTAAAGACTTCGAGCCTGTTGTTATCTGCTAGGTAGGTCAGCATGCCCTCAGTCGCTGTGCCGATCTGTGAGCCTCTAGCGGCTGACCCGGCAAAGACCATGACGACCTGATCGGCCAAAAAATTGTTGACATTTTCTGCGGTGAGGACTTCTCCGGCTGTGAATACTTTTCTGCCTGCCATTATTCTCCTAGAAGGCTAGAGCGTTAGTTGAGTCCATCTTACCAAATACAGCATCGTCAAGGACTAGCAGGGCAAAGTCTAGCGTGGCGAAGCCGAGCGACATGACATGATTTTCTAGTGTCACAGAGTTGTCTATCCGGATGACTTCTGCGTATTTGGAGATGGCTGGTGCTATTCCGTTAGGTGTGAACTTGATTTCTACCACATCGCCAAGTTCAAGGTCTAATAGGTCATTTTGTTGCCCTGCCGTCAACTCATCTAGCAGGATGTCAACCGACTCAAATCGGTATTCAGGTTGGGCATACTTGTTGGCATAGAACTCAGCTAGGTCGGCAAGGTCTCCGTCATCGTTTATCAATAGTCCCTGCCTGGTGAGGTTGAAGATTCCATAGGTCTCGATGCTGTCAAGGTCTTGAGCAAGAACCTGAGTTGAGGTGATGGCAGATTCGACCACAATCTCATTGGCTAGTAGTTCTGATCCGTATTGCACTTTGAGAGACTGATACTCAATGCCTGTGCCGTCATCGGCCAGAGTGATACCGCTTGAGCTTGGTGCGGCGATGCGGTCTTTGAAGGTGACAAATCCGTTTTTAGCAATGAAGAATGACCCTGGTTCGGATTGCTCAATGAGTCTGAAATAGGTCAGGGCATTGGTGTTATCAGCGATAGTGTCAGCACCGAGTTCCATCTGACCTGTGTCAATGTTGCGCTGATCAGTTGGCCAGTTTATTTCAGGCAGGGAAAGAATAGTTGCAACCCTATTCCCTGATTGCTGCACTGCATTTGTTCTTACTGCTATGGTCTGGGTAGTAAACGAGGAAAGCGCGTCGGAGCAAGCCGCCGCAGCAGTTGAGTCTCCGTTGGGTTGATAGTTCAAATTCCAATCAGAGATTAGTCCAAAGAACTGAACAATGTCTCCAGAGCTAATCCTGATTTGTCGCTTGGGTATGACCTGTCCGTAATATGGAGAAGCCTCATACTCAGGATCAAAGGTTCTAAGATTGTTGTTGAATACCACATTGGCCAGGCCCTGGTCGTATTGGTCTAGCTGCCTGTTCTTACCCCTTTGGATTGCTACCGACTGCACCAGGTTTGTGACATCGTAGAAGAGTTCCCCGGCAAGGAAGAACTCATCGTTGTCCAGAACTCCCTGCACCTCGTCATTAAGTCTAAAGAATGGGCCTGTGCCGGTGGCAGACAGGTCAAAACCAATCTCAACCTTCTGGCTAGGCTTAGCCAACTGGACTCACCACCACTTGACCGCCTGTCTGGACATACTTAGTGATTGTGTTGCCTAATGTCTTGCCAACCATCGCCAATGACTGCGTGGAGTCGGTCTTGACATTTATGTTGATGACTGTGCCGATTGCGCGTGAGCTTTGCTCGCGTAAGAAGTTTGCCTGAGCCTGAGTTACTCTACTTGTCTCCAATGCGCTCATCGCCTCTGTTGTTCTGCCTGCTAAGGCTGACTGATTGGCGAATCTTCGCGCTGCCTCGGTGCGTTCTAGTAGGTACTGGACAACCCTAGTGACATCATCAAATGAGTCAATAAGGATGTTGGTTGCTCCACTTAGTTCTGAGATTGGGATGTTGATTCCAACTAACCCTCCGACAGCTCCATCACCGCCGCCACCAGTTGTTGCTGCGGATGGAATGTTTGCTTTAGCACCGGCTTCAACCTTCCCTAACTTCTTAAGGAAGTCATCCACAGCGGTCTCTAAGCCGCCTAAATCACCTTTCATGCTCTTAATGTTTTCATTGAAGGCTTCGCGGATCGTTTTGATTGCGTCAATAAATGCTGTGTTTGCGTCAATAATTTCTTCGTTAAAATCTTCATTTAATTGTTCTAATGCCTTGGCTGATTCCTTTTGTGTATTTTCATAGAGCGTTGCAAGTTCGCGCGTGGCAAATTTAGACTTTTCAAAGATTTGCTTGGCAAGGGCATCCATGCCGGTTTCAGCAGTTGATTCAATGACGGAAAATAAATTCTGTAATTCTCGCTGTGTCTCAGGTGTTGCGTCAAGAATCGCCTGACCTAATTCGTTACCAGTTTCAGTTCCAGCGGCAACAATTTGTTCGATGAATGTTTGCGAGAACCCGGCAGAGGCTAATTGACCAGCCTTGCTCAAAAGCCCCTGCGATGACCTAAGTTTCTCTCGCAGAGAATTCAATAGTGCTTCTACTGGATTTTCTTTGGTAAGCCCCTTAGCCACAACAGCGTTTATTTTTTCAAAAGCGGTCTTAGCCTCATTGAATTTTTCAGTTGCACTTCTTAGTTGTTTTTCTGTTCGATTTGGATCGGCTAGGGTCTCCTTCAGATCCGTGTCTGCCTCTGTCAGTTTTTTTCTTGCTTCAACTAAATCGCTCTGAGCTTTCTCAAATTCTTCTTTGCGTTTCTGCTGCTCGGTCTTGAAGGTTTCAAAGAGCTGAGCAACATTTGTCTGCGTAGCTGACGCAAAAGCAGAGCGCAATCTGTCCTGTGATTGTTGAACAATATCACTAAGCTTTTTCGCAAAGTCTTTCTCGGTCTTAATAACTGATTCAGCGTATTTCTTTTGCGCTTTAGCAATTGTGTCGTTGTAAGTATCTTGAGCTTTAGCTAAATCTTTCTGAGCATCCTTAATAAACTTGCTGACTTTTTCAAAAGCTTTTTGTCGCTTTTCAGCTTCGGTCTCGCCTAACGGAGGCGGTGGCGGAGGCGGTACAATAGTATTAAGTAGATTACGGAATCTGTTTAGCTCGCCAGCCGATTCTCTTATCTCGCCCCTAATTCTGCCAAGGTTCATGTTATTAAAGCGATTTAGTTCTCCGATAGTGGTTTTTATTGAGTATTCAGCTCTAGCTAGTTCATCTCGAACTTTTGCAACCCCGTCCTTGGCTAGATCGCGATTGGCTGCGGTTGAGTTTTCTAGGGCATATTCATACTGACCCAGTAACCTTCTTAGACTTTCGACCTGAATTGCGTTCTTGGCCTGTGCCTCAGTCAGTCCTTCGGTGTTTATTTTTGAGCCATAGACCGCGTTTGCATAGTCGGCGATGGAAGTAACAAACAGGCCCGCGCCGATAATCAAAGCAGCCCAAGGCAGTAGTTTTAGGGCTGCTCCAAAGGCCGTAGTCACACCTGTCGCCGTAGTTACCTGTGTTGTAAGTAAGACCAGGCCAGCGCGATAGAGTTGTAACGCTTTAGTCGCAAATTCAAATGCGATCTTGAGTCCTTTTAGCGCAACAACTGTCAAACTCAATTTGATTGTAAAGTCTGCGATTTGTTCAATATTATCAATGACAAAGATTACAAAATCACTAATGGCTTTCGCTGTATCCTCAATAATTTTCTTGCCCTCTGGCGAATTTAGAAATTGACCGAGTTCTTCAAATACAGGAATAAGCCGATCTGCCAGAGCTTTGACTAGGTTTGTGATTGAAGGCAATAAAGCATTTCCAATTTCAGCCTGTAAATCTGTAAATTTGGCTTTTAGTATTCTTTGTGTATTAGCAAGACCATCTGAAGTATTGGCAAAGTCTCCAGCAGTTTTGGCTGTTGATTCAAGAAGTAGTCCATAGCGAGCTTGAACTTTTTCTTGCTCCGTCATGGTCTCGCCAACACCAATAAGTCCCGTTCTTAATGCAAACAACTTGACTTCTGAATCAAGTAGATTGATGCCAAAACGCTTGAGAGGTTCGGCCTCGCCAGATAAACCAGATTGAAAAACCGATAACGCCTCTGATACTTCAATGTTAAATACTGACGCAAAGTCTGCGGCGCGAGTTGTTATATCTTTGATAAATCCAGCGACATTTCCACCCTCTCCCACTACCCGCTCAGCAAAGGCAGAAAATCGCACAGCAGCAGCATTAAATTCATTTTTGGCCAAGCCAAAAGATTCGGCTGAATTTTCTCCAATAGCCAAAACACCTTTAGCAGAGTCTTTGAAGGCAACATTGACAGCATTCGTTGATTCCGCCAAATCGGAGGCTGCTTTGATTGAGTCAACAGCGAGTTTGCCGATTGCAGCAGTAGCAAGACCAGCACCAACAGAAACGGTAGCGAATGCGCTATCTATTGCTTCACCAACTTGGTTAAAAGATCTTAGGGCTTTTTTGATGCCCTTGTCATCGAAGACAGCTTTTAAAATAAGTCTTACTTGTGCCATTAGTTTGTCCCAAAGGCTTTGTCAAGAGATTGTTGTAGGAGGTTATCTATTTTTTTGACTACCTCGTCTATTTGTTTTTCTAATACCGGCCATCCAAATCTTGCAGCCTTGCCAAATCTTTGATTGAGAACTTCAATCATGTTGCGGCCTTGACCATTCACCATGTGTCTTCGCTGCACTACTAGTTCTCCGTTTCGTTTGCGGTAGGTGTATGAGCGGGATTTCTTTCCTGAAGTTGCTCTATTTGCCCTGCCTGCCATATCAGTCATTGCCAGAGCAGGTGAATTTAGAATAATCTTGGCGATTGGTGTCGTAAGACTTTTGCCGGTAGGTTTGATTGCACTAGAAAATGAAACAGCTTTGGGCCCCTTCTTCATACCTTTACCCGGTGACTCATAGGTTCCTTGCGTTAGCCAATTAAGTCTTCCTCTGTTGGTAAATGTGCTGATGCGACCAGTAATTTTACTCATTCTTGTAACTATAAATCCCATGCCGCTCATAGGACGATCATCGGGTATGCGCCGCTTGATTTCATCAACAATAGGCTCGGCAATCTCTTCGAGGCTATTATTAAATTTCTTTGCGCCATTTTCTTCGATTTGGTTCAGCTTGTTTTTTAGTGCCTTGATATCTGCACTATTTAATTTCGCAACTGGCTTTAACATGGTCACCTCCCGTCAATTCTACCTAATAGAAAACCGCCCCGATTGGAGCGGCCTCTATTACCTTGAC